CACCATATGATTGCTGCTTCTCCTTCTAAGTCTAAGATTAAAGTACTACAATCGATTGGTCGTATGCTTCGATTGCATGAAGAGAAACAAGAACACGGCGCTGTCTTGTATGATATTGTAGATGATCTGTCTTATAAAGCACACCAAAACTTTACATTGAAACACTTCTTAGAACGAACTAAAATTTACGACGCTGAACAATTTGATTATGAAATTTACAACGTGAGGTTATAATGATTCGAATAGTAAATCTGATAAACGGCGAACAAATTATTGGACACGTCGAAGAGTCCACAGATTCTTATAAGATTGTAGATCCTTTCTATATTGTTGATGCTATTAATAATGAAGGATCTATTGGCTCTAAGCTCACAAACGTGTTGACATTTTCTTCAACTGAGTATATAGTGATTAATAAGAACAAGATAGTATTTGATTTTCCAGTTTCAAAACATATGTGTATGTACTACGAAAGACTGGTTTCTCTGCACGATAAGAAGATGGCAGAGGAAGTTGTAAATGAAGCTATAAACGAAATGAATCACGCTGAAGAAAGATATCAAAAGCTCATGAATATGATTCGGCCAGATAAATCAAAATTGAATTGAGGTTATAATGGAAAAGATCCCAAAGAAAAAGAAGTCGAACCATTACATCGACAACAAGCTCTTCTATACAGAGATGGTGAAATATCATACTGCATTCCAAGAGACTAAACGGCTAGGTGAAGATCGTCCACCAGTTCCGAACTATGTTGGTAAGTGTATTATGCTGATCGCTCAACGACTGGCAACTCGACCAAACTTTGTTGGATACTCTTATAAAGATGAGATGATTGGCGATGCTATTGAAAACTGTCTAAGGTATCTCCACAACTTTAATCCTGAAAAGACAAACAATCCATTTGCATACTTTACACAAATCGTATACAACGCATTCCTACGTAGAATCGAGAAAGAAAAGAAACAACTTTACATCAAGCACAAGAGCTTCGAAAACTCTATTGTCATGAATACTCTTGTTGATATGGCGCCGGAAGATAGATCTCAGTTTGCTGCCGTATATATTAATGTGAATGAAAAGCTGGGTGAGCTCGTTGAAAAGTTTGAAGCAAAGAACCCAGTTGCACCAAAGCCTAAGAAAGGCGTAGAAAAATTTATAGAGGATGGAGATGAGTAATCTAAATATTCCACCACTGCTTGAGCAGTACAGAGAGAACATGCTAAATCCTAGCAATTCAATAACAGTTCGACATAACTATATGATGAATTTACAAAACATTCGTGACTTTTGCGATAAGTGTATTCGTGAATATGATAAGAAAGTTCGGAAAATCTAAATGAAAATTGCTTTGATTACTGATACACACTTTGGCGCACGTGGAGATTCTGTTGCGTTTGCCGAGTATTTTAACAGGTTTTATTATGAATTCTTTTTTCCGACTCTTGCTGACAATGGTATTACTCGGATTTTCCATCTTGGTGATATTGTTGATCGACGTAAGTATATCAACTTTGTCACAGCAAGACATCTTAGATCATTCATCGATAAATGCCACACCTCAAACATTAAACTAGATGTGATTATTGGTAACCATGATACTTCGTTCAAGAATACAAACGAAGTTAATGCTATGCGCGAACTGTACGATCACTCAAAGTATGAGATAAACTATTATGACGAACCTACTGTTGTTAATGTTGATGGCACTGATATTGCTGTCTTGCCGTGGGTCTGCTCGGGTAACTACGACGAGTCAATGCGCTTCGTCGAAGAAACTCACGCGCAGATCCTTTTTGGGCATCTCGAAATTGCAGGGTTCGAAATGTACCGAGGAGCCGTAAACGATCATGGTCTATCTACTAGCGTTTTTAATAAGTTTGATCTCGTTTGTTCTGGTCATTTCCATCATAAATCCACACGGGGCAATATCAATTATCTTGGCGCACCGTATGAAATGTCTTGGTCTGATTTTGATGATCCACGGGGCTTTCATATATTCGACACAGAAACTCGAGAATTGCAGTTCGTCCAAAATCCCTACACAATGTTTCAAAAGTGGTTCTATGACGATGCCAAGTGGAATGGATTCGATACCATCAATGGATTCGATTTTGAAGCAACTCAAGGATCTTACGTAAAGGTAATTGTGAAGAACAAGAACAATCCTTTCTGGTTTGATACATATATTGATAGACTTGAAAAGGCAGGTGCTCTTGATATCCAAGTGGTCGAAGACAATCTCAATCTTCAATTGGAAGATGACAGTGACATTGTCAATGAAGCGGAAGACACGCTCACAATCTTGACTAAGGTAGTCGACCAGTGGGAAACTCCAGTAGATAAAAAACGCCTTGACAATTTTCTCAGAACGTTGTATAGTGAAGCTTTACAGGTAGAGTAATTACATGATTTATTTTAAAAAGCTTCGTTGGCAGAACCTCCTGTCAACAGGGAATCAAATGACTGAGATCCAGTTGGATCGTAGTAAATCAACTTTAATCGTTGGTGAAAATGGAGCCGGCAAGTCCACGATACTGGATGCGCTGGTATTTGCTTTATATGGTAAGCCATTCCGTAACATCAACAAACCTCAATTGATGAACTCTATTACAAATAAAGGACTTCTCGTAGAATGTGAGTTCTCTGTAGGTAAAAATGATTTTCTTGTAAAAAGAGGCATGAAACCACATCTCTTCGAGATTTACCAAAATAATGTACTTATTAACCAAAACTCGTCTGTAAAAGATTATCAAGATCTATTTGAGAAGCAGATCTTGAAATTAAGTTTCAAATCTTTCGGCCAGATTGTAGTCCTAGGTTCTGCAAACTATCTGCCCTTTATGCAGCTTCCTGCACACGCACGTAGAGAAGTGATTGAAGACCTATTAGATATTCAAATCTTCAGCACGATGAACACGTTGCTCAAAGAAAAGATTATCGAGAATCGTAATGATATCAATGAAGCAGATCATAAGATTACTCTGATTGAGAACAAGATTGAACTGGCTGAGAAGCATATTGTCTCTCTTCGTACCAACAACGATGATTTGATTAAAGCCAAGCAAGAAATGCTAGGTGAACTTGAAGATCGTATTGCTGAAACAGAAGCTGCTATTGAAACTGTAAGCCTGAGTATAACTACACTCAGTGCACTCATTGAAGACAGTGATAGTGTAATGCGCCGTCGGTCAAAACTCATTCATATGGAAAGTGAGTTTGAAAACAAGATCAAGAAGTTCAAGAAAGAAATTTCATTCTTCCACGATCATGATAACTGCCCGACATGTCGCCAAGGCATCGACCACGGCTTTAAGGAAGAATGGATTCACAATCGTACGTCCAAGACTTCTGAAGTTGAAGATGCTATGGTTCAACTGTCAAATCAGTTGGCAAGTCTTGATGCTCGAATTCAAGAGATTGCTGAGATCAATACTCAAATCACGTCTCATAATAACCAGATCACTGGACACAATGCAGACATTCGTTCATGGCAGAACTCGATTAAGACTTTGACTGCTGAGATTGAATCGATTCGTAACAATACACGAGCCATTGATAGTGGCAACGATGATATTGATACTTTCAAGAAAGATCTGAACAAGACAAAGACTCGCAAAGAAGAACTGACACACCATCGTCAAGTTCTAGAAGTAGCCGGTGTTCTATTGAAGGACACGGGTATTAAGACAAAGATCATCAAGCAGTATGTTCCTGTGATGAATAAGCTAATCAATAAATACCTTGCCGCTATGGACTTCTTTGTCCAGTTTGAATTGGACGAAAACTTTAATGAAACTATTAAATCGCGTTACAGAGACGATTTCAGCTATGCCTCTTTCTCCGAGGGAGAAAAAATGCGCATTGATCTTAGCCTTATGTTTACCTGGAGGGCTATTGCTAAGCTCCGCAATTCTGCTTCGACCAACCTTCTCATCATGGATGAAGTCTTCGACTCGTCGCTTGACGTCGGCGGTACGGAAGAATTCATGAAGATCCTCGAAGGTCTGACTCAGGATACTAACACCTTTGTGATTAGCCACAAGGGCGATCAGCTTTATGACAAGTTCCATTCTGTAGTTAAGTTTGAGAAGCATAAGAACTTTAGTCGGATCGCAGCATGAACCAATGGGTTCAGAAAAAAGATGACAAGTGGTACTGGTTCCAGCAGTATTCGAAAGATGAAATGGCACTCCTTCGAAAGTATCATGTAGCCATCAGTAGAATGACAAAACTAAACTTTGATAGGATTATAAAATGATTCGTGAACTTGTTGATTGTAACGATTCAATTCTCAAGCAGAAGACTGAGAACTTTGACTTTGCAAATCCGCCAATCAATCCAGTAGAACTCTATAACGATCTTGCCGAAACCATGAGAGAGAATGATGGTCTTGGTCTGGCTGCTCCACAGGTAGGTCTTCCCTATCGTGTCTTCGTGATGAGAGCTGAGAATATTATTGGGATATTCAATCCAAAAATTGTTGACATTTCTAGCGAAATGGTGTATCTTGAAGAAGGATGCTTAAGTTATCCTAACCTCTGGGTGAAGGTCAAGCGTCCAAAGAAGGTCAAGGTTCGTTATACGAATCCAGATGGCCAGACAGAAACTCGAGTCTTTGATGGTATGTCTGCTCGAGTTTTTCAACATGAATTCGATCACCTTGAAGGTATTGTTCATACCAAGCGAGCAAATCGTTATCATCTTGAGCAAGCAAAGAAGCTTCAAGCAAAGCTAAATAAAGGTACACCGGTTACCGCAGGAGGACTACGAATCAAGAGTCTTACACCGGAAGCAGCACAAGTATTGGAGGCACTAAAATCATGAGTGAAGATTGGGTAAGAGACATTAATGGCATGCATCGGTATTATGGTGTCAATGAGAAAGTCCAAGAGTTTGATGCCGAGAAACTCAAGCAGTTTCTGAACTTTCGTATGGCGTTCCTTGATGAGGAACTTACAGAAACTAAGAATGCAGTGAGGCGTAATGATGCTGAAGAGATCGTAGATGGCTTAATCGATCTTTGTGTTGTTGCCATTGGTACACTGGATTCGATGGGTATTGATTCATATGAAGCATGGAATAAAGTCTTACGTGCCAACCTTGCTAAAGAAGTTGG